CGTACTTTAACCGCCTGGATAAATAAATACAGGAGTGTTGCTCAAAGGAAAGGGCTAGACTTAACGCAAATGGAAGAGTTTGTGGTCATCCTGCGAGGTGAACCTGATCTAGATGAGGTTGGATAATGGGTAAGATAAAAGACTGGGTCATACAAATGGAAGAAGACGCATCTGAACTGACCCGTGATGCGTGGATCAAGGAGCATGGTGAGGAGAACGTGGCGATATATGACCATGAGCAGGGGGAGGTTGACCCAGATTGGTCTGACTTCCATGAAGGATCAATCTTTAAGGAGGAGAATTGGAAATGAATGATAAGATTTTAGATATGTTAAGTGCTAAGATAAGTTATCTACAAATGGGTGCTATTCAGTGCAACTTAAAGAACTTACATCGAGAGTTCAATGAGTGCTTGGCCTTGGTGAGTAGACTTAGAAAGGGAAATGAAGATGGTTAAGATAGAAAGTTTAGATAAGTTAGCTGGAGGATTACGCGCAAAGTTCTTGAGAGATGAGATTGAACTCTTGAGGAAAAGAACCGGGGCGCAAGGTTCGGGGCACATACATACGGCTATCGTTGTACTCGAGGATCAATTGTATGTCTTAGAAGGTACTGGGTTGCATGATGATGGATGATAGATTGATAGACATCGCAGCTAGGATAAATGAGTTGACCAAAGAGGTTGCGGATGCTGAGTGGGATCAAGATCCGAGGTTCGAGGAGCTAGGCGCAGAGCTTAGAGTTCTTAGAGCCTTGCATGATAAAGGGGTTAGTTATGAGCCTAAGTTTTGAAGCTTTCAAAGAAAAAAAGAGGGGATTAAGTATGTTAACTGAGAAGCAAGAGGTAGTGATCGCGGACATTTCGTATGCGAACAGTGCTTTTGGAGTAACCAAAGAAGGTCATCATGTATTTTTTAATAAGAAGTTAGTTGTTGCTTTATCTTTAAAGCAGGGGGACGAGGTTCTAGCGCAGATGATTGAGAACTATGACGACAAGAAGAACGCGTGTAAGTATCGAGCCATTCGTGCGGACAAGGTTCACGAGAGTTCTTGGCGGACCCATAATCCGAAGACGGGTTTGGATTGTATGGAGGAGGGAGATCTCTGGACGATTAAAGAATTAGCTCATGAATTAAGTCAAGACGAGAAACATATTGAGCGGCTGATCGATCGCAACCCTAGTGTTATCAGGGTCGATGCGTATATAAAAATAAAAGAATAAAAGAATAAAAAAAATCACGCTAACATTGTTAGCGTGATTAATTCGTTTAACCCTTCCCGTAAAAATTATCTTCTTCTGGAGAAACAAGTGTGCCTCTGTTCCAGGTCTCATGTGCGTTTTTAATTAGATGGCCCAGTTGTTTGACCATCGATCTATCTTCAGAGGCTGCCAACTCTCGAAGCAACTCATGATTCTCAATGAGAATTCCTACGTTGCGATATTTTTCTTCTTTCTTTCCCATAGTTCACTCCTTTTTATGTATGTTCTCTATAGAGGAGTACCCCATATACTGCAAGTCTATTTCTTAGCTTCGTTAGGCTTTCCTTTTTTACCTTCGAAAAGTCTTTTGGGTTCTTTGCTGTACCCTCTGATCTGTGTGACGTTATCCCGTTTGGAATTCTTCAACATCTTTTCGCATATACCTGGGCCTAAGTCTGTTGCATACTCTAGTGCTTTCATTGCAGTATCGAGGTTCAACAAACCTTTTCTGTAATCCACCATAATATCGATCATACTCTTTACGCCTTCTTTATCTGTAGCCATTGCTTTACCTCTTCACCTAAAACTGTTGCGCCAATTGTTATCTTATCTTGTAATGATTGTACTATACGTTCGTCAATCGTGCCTTCACTAATTAAATCAACGTATGTGACTGGATTTTTCTGCCCGATACGGTGACATCTGTCTTCTGATTGTAGCCTGGTCTCTAAATTAAAGTCATTTGCATAGTATATAACTAAATTTGCTTCGTTCAACGTGATTCCGAAACCACCTGTTGCAGGGTTTGCAACAAAGAAACGTAGCTTATGGTTAGGATTTTGGAAGTTGCGGATGATTTCTTGTCGATCATCGTCACTTGTGTCCCCATAGAATGCCGCTGAAGATCCCTCACCGTATACAGAGTCTAGTTCCACGACTAACTTCTGGATGTCATGACGGAATCGTGACCAGATCAAAGCTTTACCAGTATGTTCTTCTAGAATGTCAAGCACAGCCTTGGTTCGAGGAGAGGGAAACGTGAGCATTTCTCCATCGTCTGTCTTTAGATGGCCTGAGAGTACTTGCTGCATTCGCAAAATCTGTGTGATGACAGCCGGTGCTGTAACCAAGTCGCCATTCTCAAGTAAGATCATAGCGTGACGCTTGATACTGTCGTACATTGACGCTTGTTCTTTACTAAGCGATACATATCGCACTGTGTATGTCTTTTCTGGGAGATCTAAGCACTCTGACTTAAGTACTCGATACGCGAAACTGTCGATCTTTTTCGTAAGTTCCCCTAGGTTTTGGTATCCGATCACTTGTTCGAAGGAATGAGAGCCTGCAAAAGATTTTCTAAGCACAGCATACCGGCGTTGGAACGCATAGTAACTATCATAGCCCAAGATCCCAGGTTCGAGGAACTCGGCTTGAGCATAGATATCCAGAGGAGACTTAGTTATAGGTGATCCGGTTAGGATTCTTCGGTACTTGAACAACGTGGCTATTTTATGTAGGGCTTTAGTTCTCTTTGCTTTAGGATTCTTTATGGTTGTGCTTTCATCTATGGCTATCATGCCATGAGAGCCAAGTGCTTTGCCTAACCACGCGCCTGCGGTCTTACCTTTTAGCGTGGAGAAAGCTTCGACGTTCATAACGAAGAGTGTAAGTCCTGCGAATTCATTTTTGACTGACGCTAACTCTGCTTTTTGTTTCTTGGTAGGGCTCGAGGACCACCGAATTATTCTATAGGTCACATCATCTGACATATGGTCTGGTATTTCTTTCTCAACCCAGTTACGATACACACCTTTAGGGGCGATAATCAATGCAAAGTTAACAAGGCCCTGGAGATGCATCATACCTAGGTTGTCGATGAGAACTTTAGACTTCCCGGTTCCCATCTCCATAAAAAAGGCAAACTTATTCTTTGTGTCACACTGTTCCAATGAGGTGCATTGGTGATCATACGGTTTAGTTTTAAACTTGTAGTTGACAGTCATACTTTTCTCCCTATATAGTCTTTCTACGGAAGACACAATCCCGTGTCAACCCATTTTAACCTGAGAAGGAAGATATCTAATGGAAATATTCGAAGACTTTTTTGACGAGGCCGATGCGCTGACGAAAGTTAGCACAGAAACCTCAAAAGATCTAAGCAACTTAGTTCGGCAACTACGTAAAGTAGAAGACCAGATTGAGGACGCTGAGAATCATGTGAAGATGTTGAAAGCTGAGAAACATAAGCTCTCAATTGATACTATCCCTGCATTAATGGATGAGATGGGCATGGAGCGACTGGATGTTGACGGAGTTGTCGTCAATAGAAAGATGATTGTTCATGCCTCTATCCCTGTTGCTCGAAGAGAAGAGGCATACGCTTGGTTACGAGAGAATAAATGTGATGACATAATAAAGAATGTTATCTCTTGTTCTTTTGGTAAGGGTCAAGACAACCTAGCTGGAGATGTCATCGGTCTTCTCGAGACTAAGGGATTTCATCCAGAACAGAAGACAAGCATCCATCCAAGCACGTTAAAAGCGTTTGTAAAAGAGCGTATAACAGATGGTAAACAAATAGATCTCGACATGTTCGGGGCGTTCATTGCTAATGCAGCAGAAATCAGGAGGAAATAATTATGAATGAAGTAGCAAAAAAGAAAGGCACTCAAGTGTCTACAGATGTAATGGATTTGATCAATGAATCTACGGGTGAGGGAACAGTCTTTGACAGTTCAGAGTTACAGATCCCATTTATCAGGCTTATCCAAGCGATGTCACCACAGCTTAGTAAAAAGAAAGCTGAGTACATTGAGGGTGCGTCTCAAGGAGATGCATTTAACACCGTGACCAAAGAGCGTTGGGACGGAGAAACAGGTTTAACTGTAGTACCTTGTTACCAGACGACTAAGTACCTTGAGTTCGTTCCTCGAGAGAGCGGCGGAGGTTTTCAAGGCGAGATATCACCAGGAGATCCTGTCATTTCCAAGACTACTCGTAACGGTGCGAAGGAGATCCTACCTAACGGGAACGAAATGGTTAAGTCGGATCAACACTTTTGTCTGGTCATTGGTGAGGACGGTTCCACTCAACCGGCTATCATTGATATGAAGTCCACGCAGTTAAAAGTCAGCAAGAGATGGAAGACTATGATTGCAATGGAAAGAACCGTGGAGACGAAAAACGGACCGAAGAAACCCGATTGTTATACTGTTAGGTGGAAATTAAGTTCCATCGAACAGAGTAATGACAAAGGCACGTTTGCCAACTGGCAAGTTGAAAGGCTAGGTTATGTGGAAACTCGAGAACAGATTCTTGAGGCCAAAGCCTTCCGAGAAAGTGTGAAGGCGGGTGAAGTGAAAGCCGCACCAGAGGAGTCTTCTAGCTCCTCGGATAACGGAGATGATATCCCGTTTTAAGTGGCACGGCGGCGGTGATTGGGGGATTCACCGCCGCTTTTTTTCTAGGAGATACTAATGACAACTGAAAAAAGATTACTGGAGGTGTTCCGAGGTTCGGGTGTCGCGCATGGGCGGACGACAGTAGGACGAACAGGGCGCAACGGTAAAGCGGAAGCTAAAAGTAAGGTGGTTCGAGAACCACTGACCGAAGAAGCGGTGAGACTTCACATCGAAGGCACCCAGGGTATCGGTTCAATCCCCATAAATAGTGATAACATGTGCAGATTTGGTGCATTAGATATAGATACTTATGATCTTAATCACAAAGCTTTGAGTGATAAGCTAAAGAAATTAAAACTCCCATTGTTTCACTGTCGATCTAAATCCGGTGGAGCACATTTGTTTTTATTCTTAAAGGACTGGGAGCCTGCCGCGTTGGTACGAGAATATTTGATGGAGATGTCTATAGCTTTAGGTTTCTCTGGTTGTGAGATCTTTCCAAAGCAAGACAAGATTCTAGCTGAACGTGGTGACGTGGGTAATTTTATTAACATGCCTTACTTCAACGCAGAGGAAACAATGCGGTACTGCTTTAATAAGAAAGCAGAGGCTATGGAGTTGCCAGAGTTTTTAGCGGCGGTGGCTAAAGGTAAGGTATCGGCATCAGAATTAAACGAGATGACCTTGGGTGGTAAGCGAGAGCACTTTACGGATGGTCCTTATTGTTTAGAAGTTATGACGAGCCAAGGTGCGATAACCGAGTTCCGAAACATCTTTATGTTTGCAGTCGGGGTCTATTGCAGAATGAAATGGCCTGATGATTGGAAGAAGCACCACGAGGAATACAACCGGATGTTGTGTAAACCAGCTCTTGGTGCTGGAGAGATCATCAACATACAGAAGTCTTTGGAGAAGAAAGAGTACTACTACCAGTGTGATGTATGTCCTTTGAAGGATCATTGTGACAAGGACTTGTGTAAGACCAGGCCATTTGGTGTGGGTACAGAGGCACCCGATGCCGCTCATATTGGTGGGCTGACTATCTTACTCTCAGAACCAAGACTCTATTTTATGGATGTTGATGGCAGGAGGTTGCAGCTAACAACGGAACAGTTGCAGAACCAGATGCTGTGGCAAAGGGCGTGTATGGAGCAGATCGATCTTATGCCTCCGATAATGAAGCCACAAAAGTGGCAGGCTACAATCAACAGCCTGATGAACAACTCTACGAAACTAGCGGTGCCAGAGGAACTTACCTTGAGCGGACAGTTTAGGGATCACATAAAGAATTTCTGCACCAGTAGGATCCGGGCTATGGCTCCAGAAGAATTGGAGATGGGCAAACCGTGGACCGAGGACGGAGTAACGAAGTTCAAGATCGAGGGTCTGATGGATTACTTGAAGAACAGAGACTGGAGACATTGGTCTAAAGCCCAGGTCCAAGAAGGTATTAAAGATTTAAACGGAGCGGGTGAGTGTCACGGTCACCAGAACATAATGAAACAAGGCAAACGAACCACGATCAGAGTGTGATATACAAGTGGGTTAAGGAGGACAGATTTCCTGAACCTTTAATCTTAGGCCAATCGGACGGCAAAAGAAGTGCTAGTCGGTGGAAGACTTCTGAAGTTGTGGAGTGGTTAGACTCTCGCCCTCGCGGTGTTCAGCATGAGCTCCGATAGTACTTTAATATTTGGTCCACCAGGGTGCGGCAAGACCCATACTTTGATCGAAAGTGTTAAGGAAGCTTTAGCTAACGGAACTCCTCCTGACCGGATAGCGTTTGTATCCTTTACAAAGAAGGCTATTGCCGAGGCGACAGAGAGAGCCTGCTCTGCATTTAATCTAACAGAAAAAGATCTTCCATACTTCAGAACTCTGCATTCAATGGCGTTTCGGGGACTAGGATTGCAGAGTAAAGACATGATGCAACGAGAAGATTGGAGTGTCTTAGAAGACCAATTGGGTGTGGTCTTTGAAAATTCTGGGGGAGTTTCCCCCGATGAGGGAATGATTATCCCAATGGGATCAGGAAACGGTGATAGGTTTATCCAGTTGATGACTCGAGCGAAGTACCGATTGATCTCTTATGAGAAAGAATTCAATGAGACTGGGAGTTATTCCATGCCGTTTGATCTCTTAGGTACGATCTCAACAGCACTAGAGGGGTATAAGTCAGATCTTTTTAAGTTTGATTTCGTGGATTTAATTGAGAGATACATAGATGAGGACGTAGAGTCTCCGAGTTTAGACCTTTTAATTGTGGATGAGGCGCAAGACTTAACACCATTACAGTGGCAGATGGTGAATAAGTTAGCGTCAAAAGCAAACAAGGTTCTGTATGCAGGAGACGACGACCAGGCGATACATAGATGGACGGGGGTAGATGTAAGTTTATTCTTAGCTGCGGGAGAGAACCAACGGATCTTAACACAGAGTTATAGGTTACCTGTATCGGTTCACACCCTGTCACAAGAGATCGTTAAACGTATACATCAAAGACAAGAGAAAAGGTTCTTACCAACAGAGCATCAGGGTTCTGTTAACTATTCGTATGACCTAGAGCATTTAAATCTAACGGCGGGCTCGTGGACCTTGATGACTAGGACTAACTCTATGGCTAGAGAGTGGGCTGACCATGTTCGGTCGATGGGACTTCTTTATTCTATAAGGGGCAGGAGCAGTGTTAATCCTTCGGTTGGAGAAGTGATTTCTACATGGAGAAAATTACAGCAAGGGGAGAAGATTCCTGTTGCATCTGTATCTAAATTATACGAAAATGTGCCTAAGATGGGAGATTTCAGAGTGGTGAAGCGGGGTTCGAGTAACCTATTGCAGGCCGTCGATCCCGAAAGCCTCCTATCTTACGAGGACCTTCTTATGTATGGGATGGTAGCACCCAAGGATCGAGATGCGATGGACGTGGCTCGATTAGGTTCTCACGATAAGAACTATATAAGAGCTATTGAGAGACGGGGGGAGAATATTCTTGACAGGCCTAGGATCAAGCTTTCAACCTTTCATGCTATGAAGGGGGGAGAGGACGACAATTGCGTGGTTTCTTTATCTTCTACTAAAGCGTGTGTTGAGAGTGCTCACCCTGACGACGAGCACCGTGCATTTTATGTTGGCGTAACGAGAGCCAAGAAGAATTTGCATATAATAGAATCCAACAAAAAGTATAGGTACATAGTATGAGACGAGAAGAGATACTTGAGAAGGCAGAAGAGTTAGTCAATGGTCCGAGAGCCAAGCATTACGGAGACGCATATTTAAATCATGAGCGTATAGCCAAGTTATTGTCGGTGGTACTTGGGGTAGAGGTTACAGTGCCCCAGGTTTATCTTTGCTTGAATCAATTGAAGGTCTCAAGACTTATTGAAACTCCTACTCATGCGGATTCTTGGGTGGATATAGCAGGATATGCCGCTCTAGGCGGAGAGAAGTGGAACGAATGATACAACAAGACTTATTTCAACCTATCGAAGCAGACTGGAACATCCCGACCGAGTACCCTGATCTTACAAAATACAAACAAATAGCCGTGGATCTTGAGACATGCGACCCTAATCTAATGACATTGGGACCAGGATGGTCACGAAATGACGGATTTATTGTTGGGATTGCCGTGGCGGCAGGAGATTACCAAGGATACTTTCCTATTCGTCATGAGAACGGACACAACCTTGACCCGAAGATGACCATCAAATGGTTTAAGAAGCAGATGGCAACGCCTCATATAGATAAGATTATGCACAACGCCACCTACGATGCAGGATGGCTCCGTGCAGAGGGTGTAGAAGTACAGGGCAGGATCATTGATACTATGATCGCGGCACCTCTTGTGGACGAGAACAGGTTCTCCTTCAGCCTAAATAACCTAGGTCGTGACTATCTTGGTGAGCGCAAGAACGAGACCTTGCTTAGAGCCGCCGCAAAAGAGTGGGGGATAGATCCCAAAGGAGAGATGTGGAAGCTTCCACCCAAGTATGTTGGATCATATGCCGAGCAGGATGCGACTTTAACTTTAAAACTATACGAGAGATTAAGTATAGAGATTGTTAAGCAAGAGCTCTCACATATCTTTGACCTCGAGACCTCGCTTATTCCTTTGATGATTGACATGAGAGAGAAGGGTGTTCGCGTAGATCTAGATAAGGCTGACCTCGTTCGTAAGGATCTCAGGTCCAAGGTGCGAGATTATAAAGCCGAGATCAAACGTAAGACAGGCATAGAGATAGAACCCTGGGCCAGTGCTTCTGTGGCTACGGTGTTCGATAAGCTTGACTTGATATATCCCAAGACAGAAACAGGAAGTCCCTCCTTTACCAAACAGTATCTGAACGCTCACCCTCACGAAGTAGCAAAGATGATCGTGAAGTTGCGAGAGTTTGATAAGGCAGACAGTACATTTATTGATAGTATCATGCGCCACGAGCACAAAGGGCGGATACACACAGAGTTCCATCAGCTTAGATCGGACGGCGGGGGAACTGTTACAGGCAGATTTTCTTCTAGCAACCCGAACTTGCAGCAGTTTCCTGCGAGGGATCCAGATATTAAGAAGGCTATACGAGGATTGTTTCTACCCGAAGAGGGGGACAAGTGGGGAAGTTTTGATTACTCGAGCCAAGAACCGAGGCTCTTGGTTCACTTTGCATCCTCCATTCCTGAGAGGCTTAGACATTCTGTCGTGAATACTATCGTGGAAGAGTATAACAGCGGAGATGTTGACCTACATCAGATGGTGGCAGACCTCGCCGGGATCTCTAGGAAAGAAGCGAAGGTCGTGAACCTAGGAATTATGTACGGAATGGGCGTTGGAAAGTTATCCACACAACTCGACATAACTAAGGATGAGGCCAAAGAACTTCTTAGCGCACATCAAACGAGCGTACCATTCGTGAAACAATTAGCGTTGCTGGCAAGTCAAAGAGCCGAGGAGCATGGTCAGATTAGAACTATCCTTGGGCGTAAGTGTCGGTTCCATTTATGGGAGCCCAGGTCTTTTGAGTATAATAAAGCCTTGCCTTTAGAGGAAGCGAAGAAAAAGTATGGTGGCGTGGGAATGCTGAGACGTGCTTTCACCTACAAGGCCTTAAACAAGCTCATACAGGGCTCTGCGGCGGATCAGACTAAGAAGGCTATGGTTGACTGCTACGCCGAAGGGTTGAAGCCCTTATTGACTGTGCATGACGAACTGTGCTTTTCTATAGAGAGC